AGGACTCAAGGTCATCAAATTCATCTTCGTCAATCTTATCCGATTGGGGGACCTCCACAGTGGGGAAGACCAAGGGATGACGGCGGTGATAAATCGCGATGAAAGAAGATTGAGGGTCGGGCAGGAGAGGACCGCGAAGCGCGGGACGAGGACTGAAAATCGACTCGTGGGACATTGGTTTGAGAGAACCAAAATCCTTCTTCCCAAAATACCGAACCCCAGTGGGTTTTGGAGAAAGGAGGGTGATGACGCCCACCCAACGCGACAAGTTATCGCGGAGGGCGGAAGCGTCTTTCTCATCGGGTCCCAGTGGATCCCGCAAAGAGTCATAATTCCGAGTACGAGGAAGCTTCGACAACAAACGTTGGAGCTTTGGAGAAACCTCGGCCTTTCCTGATGAGAACAGAAAGGCTCGGAGCTGGTCTTCTGCAAAAACAGCAGCTACCAGTCGTTGATGACGTGTGGACTTCACGGGGACGGGGGGAACGACCAAGCGAAACTTATTCTGCCGGTTGGTTGAGAATTTGGGATCAACACCGAATCCTCCCAACGAAGACGGGAAGAAGAAGTTTGGACGAAATCCCCCAATCGGGACCATCTTCTCTCGATTGCGAATGCAGTCGGGGAGGAAACGGTGTGAGCCGGGGCAATACTCAAACATATCGTTGAAAGCCTTACCAATCTCAAAAGGGGACTTTTCAGTCTCGCCATTCTTGATATTATGGTTGAGGATAAGCTTTTGGTTGAGATACCCGATCCTTTCCAACCGATCTCGACGAACACTAAACATGACATTGTTGATCATGACAAAGTGTGCGGAGATATACGACTTGCCTAGGGAGGGTTTTAACCCAACCTCGGAGGCAAGCTCCTCAAAACGCTGAGCCACGAAAGCCGGGGCGCAGAAAGCCATGTCGTCGCCATTGACACGACAGCGGTCAAGGACCGCTCTGCACTCGAGCATCGTCAGAAGCTGACGATCCCTGAACTCAGAAAGCGTACGCTTCAACACAGAAAGGTTGATGAAGCAGAGGAGAGGAAATGATAGGGGATGACCCATCAATTGACCATTGACTTGACGAACTAGCGGAACGCACCCAGGACCAACGAGTTTCTGGGGATAACGCAAGAGGGTTTGTCCGGAGTCAAGGAAGGTCTCGATGTCCAAATCAAGAATGCTGAGGACCTCGCTGATCGCAGCTGAGGTAGCAGAAATATTAAGCTGATCGGTTGCAGCTTTGTAATCGATTGAACACCAGGACCATCCCGAAGGAGTAGAGAGGGCAGAGAATTTCTCCACCCAGTCAAACTTCATCGTGGAATATTGACATACGGCCCAAGACCGAAGAAGGAGGCCTTGGAGAGGTTGGAGGTAGGTGAGGATGCCTTCGCAAGCAGTGATTGGGCGAAACTTACCAGGTTCCGGAATGATTTGAACGCGGGCCATATTGGACCGACGAACATCATAAACAGGAATCGGCTGAGATTGGTCAAGTTCGACCATACGCCTAACGGACTCGAAACCTTCACGTTTATACGCGTCGGTGGCGGCCACAAAATCACGAAGCGAGCGAACAGCGGAGATGTCAGGGAGGGACTGAGGGAAGAATTCAGGCGGATACACATAAGACTGTGCACCGCCTTGCTTGCGGCTATGCTCATAACAGGCATTACCAGAGGGCATGAATTTCGTCAGAGGCTCAGGAAAGACAAGACCGCGAACGGTCCCACGGATGAATGGAATCGCGGCATCGGGGATCGGAGGAACGGGGGTGCCAAGATACTTTTGGTGATCTAGGACATGCTCATGGAGCTTGATGGGCCCAAGTTCGGGCCACCCACGTTTGGAGAGGAGGAAGGAGGAGAGTATGGAAAGGGAGGCTTTGTTGCGTCCCTGCCCTGCTCGGGCAACTACCCGATTAATTGCATCGCGCAATGAACCGGAGAAGAGGTGACGGGGAAGAAAGGCGGAGCAGCTTGACGGTACAGGGAGGGGCACATGGCCACTACCTTCGACTGACAAGTCTCCACACGCTTTCTGAAACCATCGA